GTTATGAGAGACATTTACTCTCAACATTAATTTATTTATCTAAAAGCAAATTTTATGGTGTACTTTTCAGTATAAATAGGGTATAATAAGAGTAGGATGGAAAAAGATCGTGTTACGTTTTAGGAGTTATCTGATGGAAAATCAAACTGCGTTACAAGCAGCGATGACTGTAGCGAAAGGAACTACAGGGTTTGAAGTTAAAGATACCTTAGTTAAAAAAGAAACGGGCAAATCTATAACAATAACACAAGTTTTACCTGATAATAAAAGACGTCCATATGTACAAGCGGCAAACTCATTTTTAACTTCAAGTGATGATTTTGAGTTTATGGAAGTTACATCTAATAGAGCTACAAAAGATTTTAAATTTAAAATTAAGAACTTTGATAAAATCATTGTAGTTCAAACTAAGCCAGACGGGAAGCGTGGTCGTACAGATCCAAATGAATTGTTGACTGCCGGCTTAGCATGCATGTCTCTACCAAGAGCAATGCCAGATGATATTGTAGAACTGGATGATATGGTAGACAAAGTTAAAGAATTAATTCCATCTACTGTAAAAGATTATGATAAAAATGAATTTGCTGCTATAGACGGTGATTATACAAATTTTTGTCAAGCTCTTTCTGCAGCAATCGCTATTCAAAAATTTTGTGGTGGTAAAGGTGAAAAATCATATGTAACTGGTAGGGTATGGAATAAAGATATAAAAAAGTTCAAGAGAAATGCATATGGAATGAAAGATTTTAATTCATCTGATATTGTAATTAAAAGAGGCAAAGAGTTCTATGGAATATCACTAAAGAAAAAAGATAGATCTACAACTGCTGATCCTACGTTATTGAATAAGGCAGTTTCAAATCTGTTTGCCTCGAAAGATCTTGTAGACGAATATAACGAAACACTTAAAGACTTTATGATTAACAAAGTTATTAAGAATGCAGAAGGCAAAGGGTTAGTGCCAACAGGATCTGTAAGATCTGCTGCAGCTGATCGTAACGCAAGGCGCCCAAAGTGGAAACAACTCGTGTCAGGTCTGCCAAATAAATTTTTTAATGATCAACTTAAAGGCCCTGATAGTATCTTTGGACGTATTGCAGATATGTTTGAAAAAGAACAAGATACGATTGCTAATAAGATTATGCAACTGGTGTTAAAGACTGATTTGCAAGAACTAAAAGATTTTAATTTTCACTTTGCCCTCGTCACTGGCATAGGTAGATATGGACCAAAGCTTGGTCCTGTAATTGAAAAGGCAGAGGTCGTATCAGTTGACACTGTTTCGATAAAAGTACATGAGTTGTTAGAAAAAGGTGCACCTAAAATTAAAGTTGACAAACAGTCATTCACTGGAAACGCTGCTATGTTAAATATGCAATTGTCGATAGGTAACATGCCGGCAATTAACATTGCAATGAGATACAAAGGATCTGCAAGTTGGACATCACAACCTTCAGTTACTGCGTTCTTAACTAGAGAATTTAAAACATTTTTGAAAGACGTTTAATGGAAAGTTTTAGTGGCTATATAACTGAAAGTAAAAATACACACATGACTCATATAGAAGACAAAGTTCTATATGGAGGTGTAAAAGGCACGAGAGAAGCGATCATGGCATTGCGTTCTCTACGTGACATGTTAGGAGGTGATCATGCTAGTAACGTATCTGTCAAGTGGGACGGCGCTCCTGCTGTGTTTGCTGGCACTGATCCTAGTGACGGTAGATTCTTCGTGGCGAAAAAAGGGATCTTTAACAAATCTCCCAAAGTATACAAGAGTGATGCTGATATTGACGCTGATACTAGTGGCGACCTTAACGCAAAACTTAAGCTTGCTCTACAATATCTACCTGAGTTAGGAATCAAAGGAGTAATACAAGGTGATTTTCTGTACGGTCCGGGCGATGTTAAAAAGAAAAAAATCGGTGGTAAAAGCTATGTTACGTTCCACCCCAATACAATTGTTTATGCAATACCGGCTGGCACGGATATGGCCAGGGAAATACAGAGAAAAAAGATTGGAATCGTATGGCATACGTCGTACAAAGGATGAACATTTGCAGGAATGAAACAAAGCTTTGGTGTTGACACAAGTAAGTTTCGCAATAGTAAAAACGTATGGTCGCAAGATGCTATGTTACGTGATTTGACTAAGTACACCTTAAGTAAAAAGGACACGGAGGAAGTCAATGAATTACTTAGCAAAGCGGGTTTTATCTTCAATCAAATCGCTGGTAGCACTCTTCGCCAGTTGGAAGCTAATCAAACTCTTGCTCAAACTATTGAGACGTATAATAATACCTTTGTTCGTCGTGGTGAAGTGGTTAAAAACACACGTAATCATGTTGGTGGTCTTTTACGTTATATACGCAACAAGTATAGGAAAGAGCGTGACAAGCGCACTACACAAACTGGCAAGGCTGCTCAAGATAAAAAGTTAAATGAAATCTTATCTTTCTTTTCAGATGAAAATAAGAAGTCATTAATACAAATGTTTGAACTACAAAAGATGATAGTTCTTGCAAAATTAAAACTTATAAATAGATTAGATAAACTTGCAAATGTTGAAGCATTTTTAAAAACAAACAAGGGGTATCGTACAACTGGCCAGGAAGGCTATGTAGCAATCGATAAACTTGGTGGTGATGCAGTGAAGATCGTTGATCGTATGGAATTTTCATACGCCAACTTTTCACCGGATATATTAAAAGGATGGGATAAACCAGGGAGAAAATAATGAATGACGTATACGATCATCAAAAACCTGTAGGTGGTCCATTATCATTCAGACATTTTTACGTAGCAGAGTATCGACCCGGAGAGGACGAGCTCATTAATTATCGCGCAAAGAAACGTAAGAATGGTGCAATGTATGAAGAAGCTGAAACCAGCGAGGCTCTAAGCTTATCACAGCGCTTAGCTCGCCGGCGTATGATGAAAAGATTCAAGGGTAAGATTAAGATCGGCCGTGATCGTGCAAAGCGTAGAATGGCCAATAAAAAAGTCCTTGATAGACGCGCCCTAAAACAAGCCAAAACAACCATCCTTAAAAAATTAACAAAAGGTGTTCCAAAGAGTGAACTATCTTTTGCACGCCGCCAAGAAATAGAAAGAAGACTTGAAAAACCTAATGTGCGAAAGCGTATCCAGATGCTTGCAAAAAGGTTATATAAAGACGTGAGAAAGAAAGAAGTGCAGCGGAAAAAAGGATGATTAATTCTTTTAAGAGTTTTTTAGTTGAAGAAAGTAAGGTAGTTTATTTTACGTTTGGTAGAATGAACCCACCTACAATAGGTCATGAGAAAGTACTAGATAAGTTAGCTGCATTATCTCGTGGTAATACTTATAGAGTATTCTTGTCACAATCACAGGATAACAAAAAGAATCCTTTATCATATAAAGAAAAAATTAAAATTGCACGCAAGATGTTTCCAAGACATGCACGTTCGATCATGATGAATAAGAAAGTTAAGAACGTATTTGATATTGCAAAAGTATTATACGACGAAGGGTTTACTAAAATATGCATGGTTGTAGGTTCTGATAGAGTAAGAGAGTTCGATATACTATTAAACAAGTACAATGGAAAAAAGGCTGCTCATGGATTCTATAATTTTAAAAGTATCGAAGTAAAATCGGCAGGTGAAAGAGATCCCGACGCTGAAGGTGCTGAGGGTATGTCGGCTACTAAGATGAGAGGTGCTGCGAAGGATAATAAATTTACACAGTTCGCACAGGGTTTACCTAAGAAAGTTTCAAATGCTGATGCTAAATCAATATTCAATTCAGTGCGAAAAGGCATGGGATTAAAAGAAGAAAAGCAATTTAAGAATCACGTACAACTAAAATCAGTATCAAATAATAGAGAAGATTTTGTAGAAGGTTTATATCAACCAGGTGATAAAGTAATAATCAAAGAATCAGACGTAGTTGCAACCGTTGTACAAAGAGGTGCAAACTATCTGATAGTAGAATCAAATGGTGTGCAAATGAGAAAATGGTTAGAACACGTAGAGTTGATGGAAAAAGAAGGCAATCAAAAAGTGCCACAAGATCCTGATGTCAAGAAAGCACCGGGTACACAGCCGGCTCCTTATTACGGTGGTCTTAAAAAATCAACTAAGAAGAAAAGACTAGCACACTTTAAGAAGGGTGCTAAAATGGATGATGATAATCCAGCTGCGTATAAACCAGCACCTGGTGATAAAACGGCAAAGACTAAGCCTAGTAAGCACACTTTAAAATATAAAAGAATGTTTGGTGATTCGGTTGATGAAAAAATAAACCTTGCGATGGCAAAGAAAAGAATAAGTCGTGAAAAAATGCAAGATAAAATGAGACACGACAGAATGTTAGATAGAGCTCGTATGCGAGACGTCAGACGTAAAAATAAGGAAACAAGAGCATGATTAAATTTAGTCAATACATTGTAGAAAATGAGGGACTAAAAAAGAAGGCAGCCAAGTCTGGCATTTCTTACGGTATTCTCAAAAAAGTTTATAACCGCGGCATGGCAGCATGGCGTACAGGTCACAGGCCAGGCACTACTCCACAGCAGTGGGGCATGGCTCGAGTCAATTCGTATATCACAAAGGGTAAAGGCACGTATTACGGGGCTGATGCCGATTTGCGTGGTGCTAAAAGGAAGACAAAGAAATGAAAACGTTCAATCAAATAAGAGAAGAACTGCAAGAAAGAATTAGTGGCTCTGGTACAGATCGTAAAGCTGTGTTAAAAAGAGCATTTAGAGCTGGTCAACATGCTACTGATAGATTCTACGGTGATCGTGGTAGAGAGAAATCTAGAACGATACCAGCTCCTAAGGGTATGAGAAATGTAGGTCATTATACTTCTAAGCATAAGGATAAAGGAATACAAAAAGCTTTTAACGTTGGTAAGCATTCTGATGATTCTATGAGTCCACCAAAAGGTAAAGAAAGATCTAAACCACAAGATAGTTTAAAGGTCGGTCGTTCCAAAATGTATAAGAAGGGTAAATTTGTTGGTCCTACTGACCGTCTAGGATTAGTCCACCCAGATGATAGAAAGAAGTTACCAGGATGAAAACGTTCGATCAAATTAGACAAGAATCAAGCGTACGCTTAGATGAAAAAGCAGCAATACACCCGGCGGTTATGGATAGATTATCGCAGGGCATTGGTCTTCGCGGTAAGGGAGAAATGCACAACGGCCATGAAGGGGCTGAAAGAGAACACAATGATCACGCGGATGAGCATAAGGGCACTGCAGCAGGAAAGTTTCATGCAAAAGCATCGTTACATCATAATAACGCACAGAAAGCTTTGAAGAAAGGTAATATGACTACCTCTCTAAAACATGCCGCTTTGGCCAAGGACGCTGCGCAAAAAGCTAAGATGGCTGGAGGTAACTCTAGTGCATCAGCTGATGTTCACAAAGATCATAGAAGTGAAGCAATTAGGGCGAAACCGACCGCGTATAGTGTTGATAAAAAGAAAGAGAAAAGTGCAGCCCGAGCTAATCCTGTAAAGGCTGTAATAGGTAAAGCGAAAAGCAAAGTTAAAAAAGTTCTTCGAATGGGAGAAGATGTAGAGCAAGTCGATGAGATAAGCGATAAAAAACTTGATCAATACGCAAAAAAAGCATTCAAACAATATGATGTTTCTAAAAAAAGAAAAGATGATTCTGGTAGTTACACAGATAAAAAAAGAGCTCAACACGCTGATCGATTCAGAAAGCGCAGTAAAGGTATTGGCGGGTATTTTCAAAGAGATATGGCTAAAAGAAGAACTAAAAAAATGGGTGACGGATCAGAAATCGATATGGGTTCTGGATCGAAGTATATTCATAAGCCTACACAGCAAGATATTTATAAAAAAGGTAAAAAAGGTATGACAATGACAGGAAGACCTGCTTCTGCTATGCCTAAATCTTATCAAAATCCAGATAGGAAATAAGAAAATGAAAACGTTCGATCAAATAAGAGAAGGATACGCTTCTTACGCACAGCAGAAAGCTGCACACGCATCCATGGCAGAACGTGGTAAGAAGAAAAAGAAAGAAGATACTTCTGACGCAGTCAAAGCTTTCTTAGCAAAAGGTGGCAAGATCAAAAAACTTCCACCGGCAAAAGCACAGGGCTATCATGGCAAGGATGATCCAGGCAAAGATGTTAGAGGTATGCTTGATAAGCCTGACACTAAGAAGTCTGTGATGGGTACTCGTAAAAAGGCAAAGTCAATGGGTCAATCAGAATCAATGATCTCAACTAGTGGACCATTTGGAATCAATCCTAAAGTTGGTCTTAGAGTCATGAAAAAAGGTAAAGAAGTACCACCAACACCACCTAAGATTGGTGTAGTCAGCTACACGGGTGGAAGAAAAGATAAACTTCCTCCTCACTTAAGTGGAAAGAAAGAAGATCTGATTATAAGGTCTAAGAAACCTACATCAAAACTTCGCAGGGATGCAGAAAGTCGTCCAACCGGCGTGAAAGAAATATCAAAGGGAATGGCTGCTCGCTATCTAAAGAAGACACCAGCGAGTGCAGCACAAGCCGGTGACATGATGGCACGTCCAACACCCGGTGCACCGGGATCTGCAGCTAAGATGGACAAAGGCGTGAAAAAATTTGTAAAACGCATGAAAGGAACATCTATGGCTGTAGATAAACTAACTGGTAAAGCTAAAGTACCTGCAAAATAGGATTGTATAATGCCACTAGGAAAAAATGCAGATGCTGGTGATTACGTAAAAGACTTTTACAAATCAAAAGCACCACAGTTTAAAGGTAAATCAAAAAACAAGCGTAGGCAGATGGCCATCGCCGCGTACCTAGACGCACGCGATAAGGGTAAGGCTAAGTCAGAAGACATGACATTTAAGGTAGAAGTTGATGGGCTACCTGCAATGTACATAGGCGGTAATTCACCAGGCCAAGTAAAGAATCACTTACGTAAACTAATTAAACAGCCTTCTATGATTAAGAGTGTCGAACGTCAAACTAAATATGATGTTAAAAAGATGTATCGTAAGAAAGCACAAGGCAAAGATCTAGATGAAGATTATTATAGAATAGACCACGGAAAAGTACCTACAACTTTTTCAGGTAATCAATCGCATGGCCGTGATGATTCTGGTAAAGAAATAAAAGGTGTATATGCAACCCATAAAAAACATGCAATGGGTCATGCTTATGCCGTTCCTAGAAAAACCCCCTGGGTATTTCATCATCATAATGATGGTCAAAAGCATTTATATATTCATAAAGATCATAAAGATAAAGTTGAAAATCATACTGCGACCCTATCTAAATTTCATAAAAGCAGCGGTTTTAGAGGAATTGATGGTGGCGATGAAGAAAACGTCAGTAAAAAGAATGAAAAACCTCACACACAAACAAAGATAAAATCTGCTGATCATATTAGAAAACAAGGAATTAAGATTCATTATGTTGATCATAATGAGTTTAAACAAAAAGCCAAACAAACTAATACTGATAAATCTCTTAAAATGGGTGGAAATGAAAACGTAAATGAAGAGGATATGTCAGGTTACTTAAAATCTATTGGTGGGCCTAGTCATAGAGGAAGAACCGCAACAGCCGCAGACATTGCAGCCATTAACAAGCATTTAAGGGATACAAGAAAGCAGCGTGTAAGAAGTCACCCATTGGGATACAAGCATTTTGCTAGATCTAAAGCAGCCAGTGGTGGGTTAGGTGAAAGATATGATTATCCGCATGGCACTGCAAAAGCGTATAAAGCTGCAACACCGGGACAAGAAAAAGGTGACGGGTATATGGAGCCAAAGCAAGAAGCTGCACGTATACCACGTAAGAAAGGTCAGCCAGCTAATTCTAAGAAGCACAGTGACCTATATACAGATGAGAATCCTAAGGGCACGATTCATGGACTAAAGTTCGCTACGGTTGCAGATGCAAAAGCTTCAGTTGCCAAGATTAAAAAGTCTGGTAGAAAGCATGCACATAAAATTCAAGCAGCGATAGCAATGGAACAAAGGGCGAGGGTTGCGGGTAAAAATGCAGAGGCTGCGGTATACAGAAAGTATATCAACGCCATGAAAAAGAAAACAAAAAATATGCAAGAATTATTTACAATTGGTCACACAAGATCTTATGATGCTGCTGCTAATCGTGCAAAACAAAATCTAAAACACGGTTCAAAAGATCCGATGGATAAAAGATTCGGTACTAAAGTTGGCGGTCGAAAGGGTGCACACGGTGGTGTGGCATATAAAACTGCAGCAGATGCTGCTAAGGGCGCTAAAGAATTAAAGAAAGATTTTCCTGGTAGAAAGTATAGTGTTTATAAAATGAAAGGTGATTTTAATAAGGATACCTATCATAGCAAAAAAACTGGTATGAATCATATAAAAAGAGATACAGAAATTACACGTAAAGTTGCACATAACGTAAGTGAAGATGCAAAGGAGTTTGCTATGGCAGACAAGAAAGCATACAAAAATACTAATTCAAAAAATGCACCAACTAAAGAAGCTGTGAAATACACACATGTTGCAGTCGATAAAAAAGGTAAAGTTGCAGGAATGGCTAGTAAAGCATCTGATGCAAAAGATATAGCTCGAAGACACGGTGGAACACATCATCAGTTAAAGAAACCTATGCATCCTAAAGTAGGTGATATGATGATTAATAGACCATTTAATCCTGTATTGAAAGCTGCAAAAAGTTTTGGAGTACGTAGACTGCCAATGGGAAAAAGAAATCCTGACAACCCTCTTAAAAAACAGGCAAAAGATTTATTAAAAACTATTCCGCCTAGTAAACCACTCAAAGATCTTGTTAAAATGGACGAACTTAAATATACAACCTTAAACAAGTATATGAGCAAGGCTAAAAGAAGTATGTATACAGCTAAACGCTCACACGATGCAAATATATTAAGAGGAACAGATCCTTCTAAAGATAAAGCCACTGTTAGTAAAAGAGCTAAAGGTATGAAGCTTGCAAAGAGTCGCGCTGTAGACAAGATACGTAAAGGTCATAGAGCTGACGAAGAATTTGAAACCATTAAAACTGGTCCGGGCTATAGAATACAAAGAGATACAGACACTGGTGCCACAAGGCGAGTTGCAGACAGAGCAAAAGATCGTAAAAGGGCTATACAACGTGAAGCTGATGCTATGGATATGGTACGAGCTAACAATGCCCAATCAAAAAAAGGTTATAAGACTGAAAAGCTTTCAATACCAAAGATACGAAACATAATGTATAAAGGTGCAAAAACTCTAGGTGATGTACAAGCTGTACGTAAAAAGAAGGTAGGTAAACGTATTGCCCGGCGTGTTGCAGGTAAACTAGCAAGTCGTGCATTAAGAAGTCTAATAAAGAATGATGTACAAGAAGGCAAGGGTGGTAAACCAGAATCCTTTGAAGCACAATATAAACGTAGACTTGTAAAGACTACTAAGCCAGAGCACAAAGAAAAAGGTTACAACTGGAGAATCAAGGGTAAGGATAGACCAGAAATTTCTATAAAGTTGTACAAGTCTAAGCCTGGCCAAGCAGAGTTTAATAAGCAACTTCGAAGAGTAGCGGGGCACGAGTTCGGTGGATAGATTAAAAACATTTATCGAAAAAGAAACTGGTAAAGATTCAAAGGGTCATTTCCGCGCCACAGAAAAAGGTGCAGGCATGACACAGAAAGGTGTAGATGCTTATAATCGTAAGACCGGTGGTAACTTAAAGACAGCAGTTACCGGTAAAGTAAAACCCGGATCCAAAGCTGCAAAGAGACGTAAATCATTCTGTGCACGTAGTGCAGGTCAAATGAAGATGTTTCCTAAGGCAGCCAAAGATCCTAATAGCAGATTGAGACAGGCACGTAGAAGATGGAAGTGTTAATAAATGGCGACAAAATTAAATGAAAACACTGAATTGTCAATGCCAATTCGTAATCTCTTTGCCATGGTGGTCGGTGCAGTTATAGGTACGTGGGCATACTTTGGTATTGTTGAAAGATTAAATACGATTGAAAATAAACTTTTGTTATCTGAAACAGATGTAGGTATGAATACAGAGTTTCGAATCAAATGGCCAAGAGGTGAGATGGGATCACTACCTGCTGATTCAGAACAGTTTATGTTGATAGAACATTTAGCAGGTGAATTAGATAAGTTAGCTGAAAATATTGAAACAGGCCAAGCACCTTTTGATCAACAGCAAACATTGACACTTGATTTTTATAAAGACAGGATAGAAACACTAGAAACTGAAGTAAAAGAAATTAGAAAAGATATGATGCAGATGGTACACGATATGAATGGTATGAAATCGCCGTCACAACATTCGGGACACTAACATGGTTGGTGAGTTTTTTGTATTATTAATGTTCTTTGGAGATCCTTCAAGTCTCAAAGAATATACTATAAGAGAAAGTGTAAGCGAATGTCTTACTGCAAAACGTACAATTGAACGTTCATTGCGCGGTGGTAGGTCAAAAGAATATGGTGGTTCTGTAAGACTATCATGTAAAAAATTAAATGTAGAATATGACGAAGGTTATAACATTATAAGATTTGTAGATGATTTAGACAAGGTATTAGGTAAACAGCATGGCTGACACTACTGATCAAAGACTTGACAGGATAGAAGAGAAGCTCGATAAATTAGCCGAGGCCATGATTGCACTTGCGCGCGCAGAAGAGAAGCTTGCTGCAATGCAAAGAAATCAAGAGAATAATCATGAACGTGTGAATAAGTTATCTGTTAAATTAGATGACATTGAAAAAAAGGTGGACACTAATCACCGTACAGTATGCCTTATAAATAAACTAGTATACGCTGCTCTGATCGCAGCGGTCGGAGCGTATGTGGCTCAACTATGGTTGTAGGAGAAAAAGATGTTTGGAAATAATCCATTCGATTTACGTGGTAGGGCCACACAAGAAACGGTCCTCAGTGAGTTAACCCCAGCCCAAAAGCAAATGAAGATGAAAGCACAAGGTGGTATTAGAGGCCGTGAAGGCGGTGGAGCTGCTAAAGATGCGCGTGCTATGGGCGCAAGGGTTGACCATCAAGGTCGTGGACTAAAGAAAACACACAAGCCGGGTGATCGTACTACAGGTTATAGCGGTGATTATCGAACTGCACAGGCAAGAAAGAAAGATGCTGAAACCGGTACTATTGCTAAAATGGCTTATCACAAAGATTTGAGAAAAAAAGATCCTAGGAGTTTTGCCCCTGATTCTAAACTTTCTGATCTTCGAAGAAAGCATTCTGCTAAAATTGGAAGAGATATGAGCGGGAATAAAATAAAAGAAACGGTCCAAGAACAGGCAGACGATGATACAGTACGTATGATGAAAGCCAATCCAAGTATGATGAAAAAAGGTGGACCTGGTGGTTTAAAGGGTCTTAATAAGAAGGCTCAAAAGGATGTCAAAAAGGCAATGAAAGAAAAGTTTGTAATACCTGAAGAAATCCCAGCAAACGAACGTACCGCTTTTCATGGTGCGGCTGCAGCTGCGGCCAAAGCCGGTAAAAAATCATTTAACTTCGGTGGTAAGACACACCCAGTTACAATGAAGAAAGATACTGCAAAGCAAATACCTACTGAAGCACTAGATCAAAAAGATAAGTCAACACTAATGAAAGTTGCGAAAAAACTAAAAGGCGCTAGTGCTGCACACGCAGGTCAGTCAAAAGCTATTATGAAAGATATTCAGGATCAGAAAGATATGGATCCTAAGGATCACGTTGGTAAGAGTAAAAAGAATCCAGGTATGTTCTGTGTCTTTGATAAAGACGGAAAAGAAGTAAAGCTTTTTAAAGACAAGAAAGATGCTGAAGATTATGCAATGAAGAATCATGATAAACTAATGGAAGGTTTAATGAAAGACCTTGCAACAAACAAAACAGAACCAAAGCCAAAGTCTGATGCTCAGGTTGCAGCTGACTTTAAGAAGCGTCGTAAGATGGCTGGCAAAGAAAAAGCTGAAGGTGGAGGTAAAGAAGGGGATGTTCAAATGAACCCTAAAATGGAAACAGGTAGTAAATCAGAATCTCGTATAAGAGAAGCTTTGTTGTCAGTGCTTGAAAAGAAACACGACGATCACTACAAGTCTGCTACTGAACCTGAAATGATGAAGGATAAGTTAAAGGGTAAAGGTGCACAAGACATGGCTGCCGGTGCTGAAAAAGAAATTAGCAAGGGACCAGACGCACACCTTGACGAACCAGACATGCTGAAAAAAGATCGTGCTAAGATGACTTCAAATGTTAAGAAGTCTGCAATGCGTAAAACTGACAATCCAAAAGGTGATACAAAGGTTGTACCAGGCGGCACACCAATGAAAGACCCTGCTGCTATGAAGTCAGAATCATATGATAAGATGTCAGGTCTATATGCGGCCTATGCATCAATGTATAAAACTGAAGAAGTGGAAGAAGAACAACTAGATGAATACTACGGTGGCGGCGGAATGAGTGGATTCCAAGGGGCAGCTAACAGGTCTTTTGCTGGTCAACCCAAAGGCGTCAACCCACATGAACATGAGGCTCATGCAAAAGCCGCATTTAAGTCTGGTATGAAATCAAAGTCAGCTATTGTTAAACATGTTGAAAAAAAGACAGGACAAAAAATTCATCCTGATGTACATAAAATGATTCATAATTCACCAGGAATGAAAGATTAAATAGAAGGAAAATAAAGATGCCTTTGAAAGGACCAAGGGGTGCAGTCCCTACACCACGTGGATGGATGAACCCTAATACAAATGAAATACTTTCTGTT